ATTTTTTATTTTGAAAGGGGTTTTATTAATGAAAAGAAACGAAGTACTAGACAGTGCAACCAAGTGTGTATGTGGAGACAGGGAGGCTCAATATGGTTCGCCCGAAGACAACTTCAAAGCCATTGCTGATCTATGGACAGTATGGTGTGGATATGGTTTTACTGCTCATGATGTGGCAATAATGATGAGTCTTATGAAAGTGGCTAGACTTAAGACAGGAACTTTTAAGGACGATAGTTATATTGATGCGGTAGGATATTTGGCATGTGCCGGAGAGATATCGGAGTCGCGAGAATAACATGTACTATAATGAAATAAAATTAGAAAGGGGTTTTAAAAATGAAAACTGTAGAATTCTGTAAAAAGTACAAAAAGGAATTAGTATTAACTGGTTTAGTTATTGGAGGTGCCGTAATAGGTGCATTAATAACAAAGAGGTTAGTAACTAAAAATCTTATTGACTTAAAAGGGAAAAGCATGATTAGTTGGACAGACAACGATAATGGTTTTATGAATTTAGAAAAGGTCAAAGAAATCTTAGATGCTAATGCTAATAATTCGGAAGCTTATGCTATATTTAGAGAAGGCCCATCACCAGATGAGTATATCGCTATAGCAATAGGTAAACCTATTAAACCATAGTAATCTGAGAGAGCTTTGGCTCTTTCTTTTCGCAAAAATTACACACATTATAATGAAATCAAATACGATTGAAAGGGGATTTTATTATGGAAATCAATTCAAAAGAGTGTAACGAAGCTTTAGGAAAGTTTATACCATCAAATTATAGTGAGGAATTAGTAAAAGAATTATTATTAATTCCACAAGGTGATGATGATGCATTTGCAAATATGACCTATAAGATATGTGATACTCTTAGTGATGATGAATTTAATGAGTTACCAGATGTTGTAACTAGAGTTCGAAAACAAATAGGATTGGATGAGGGGTAACCTTCCTCCTTTCTTTTTCTTTTCGCGGAAATTACACACACTATAATAGAAGAAGATGTTAGCTCAGTAAGGTAAGAGCGCGATCAAGTAACTCAGAGGTCGTGGGTTCGAATCCCACACATCTTCTTTATTTTCACTCGCGAAATATACATACATTATAATGAAAGAATATATAATTTGAAAGGGGCGTTTAAAATGTTAAACACAAACGATAAAGTAGTATTAGGACTTTGTGGCGTTGGATTCGTAGTAAGTGTAGGAATAGTGATTTGGGCTAAAAATCGAATTAGTTACTACCAAGGACGAACAGACGCAACAAAAGACTTGACGAGAGAGTTTGAGATACTAAGACAAAACCTAGAAAATGAACGTATTAAGAAGGAAGGGGAAGCTAAATAGTTTCTTCTTTTTGACTCGTGGAAATTACACACTGTATAATGAAAGATATTAGCTCATGGCATGAGCACCAGTAGGAATGTACTGGAGGGTGAGTTCGACTCTCACATATCTTTTACTTTTATTTTTGAAAGGGGATTATAAAAATGAACACAGACAGTATTACAAAACTAGCATTAAATGCTAGAGGAATGGTTGTTAAAAACTCACCAGCCATCCTAACAGGCTTTGGGGTCTTGGGATTATGCACAACCGTATATTCTGCCATTGATGCAACGCCTAAGGCTATGCAAATCTTAGAAGAACGACGTGCAGAGGAACTAGATATCAATGAGAACTTTACAGATTTTACAAGATGGGAGATGGTAAAAGAAACTTGGAAGTATTATATTCCTACTTTTATCTCTGCAAGTATTACAACTGCATGTATTATATCTGCAAACTCTGTTAATCAGCGTAGGAACGCAGCATTGATGGGTTTATATTCTTTGTCTGAGAACGCTCTGAAGGAATATAAGAGCAAGGTAATTGAAACAATTGGTGAAAAAAAGAACCAGGAGATTCGAGATTCAATTGCTAAGGACAAGATACACAATAACCCAGTTAGAGACACAGAGATACTCACCACAGGTCATGGAGACACATTATGCTATGACGTCTTATCCGGACGATATTTCCGAAGTGATATTGAGCATATTCGTAGATCCATACACGAAATTAATAAGAATTTACTACATGATATGTACATGAGTTTGAATGAAGTATATTCTGAATTAGATTTACCATGCATAGGATTGGGTGAATTAGTTGGTTGGAACATTGATGACGGAGATGTTGAACCAGAGTTTAGTAGCCAATTGACGGATAATGATATGCCATGCTTAGTTGTTGAATTCAGGTCTCTGCCTAGATTTCGAAGATAGGAGGAGTAAATATGGTTGAGAGAGTTTATAAAATGGGTTATCGAATAGTTGGGTTTATACCTGCTATAATAGTTGTATACTACTTAATGCATCAAGTAGTTAAGCGAGTACGAATATATACAAATGAAATTGAGGTAGTTAGATATCTCTCTCACAGAGTTATAGATATTGCGGTAGCTAGAGATAAAAATATCTTATGGCACCCATTTAAATCTAAGGACGCTATTACTCAGATAACTGATTCAGAAGTTAACAAGTGGTTATATTAATTAGGTCGCGAGAATTACACACGTTATAATGAAAGAAAAATTTAAATTTGAAAGGTGGAAATAATCATGAAAAATATTAAAGGGTTTGTATCAAATCACAAGAAAGCAATTAAAAGAGTTGTTATCGGAGGATCAGTAGCATTGGTAGTAGCAGTACTATACAAGGTACTGAACAAAGATAATGAGGAAGTTGAAAGCTTTGAAATGATATCGGATGAACCAGTAGATGTTAATTATGAAACAATACCTGTCGAAGGACAAGAATAATTTCAAGAGGGAGTGTTATGAGAAATCATAGCATTCTCTTTTACTTTTTTGTTGAAGGGAGATATTATGTTTAAAAAAAAGATAGGCAAATATTTAAAAAGGATATTAGGTGGGCATAAAAATATAGGTCGTTTAACTATATATGGGGATAATGCCATGCAATTTGGAGTTAACTATTGGACTAAAAAGTATGGATATATTTGTTTTAGGTTACCTATATATTGTAACATTGCTGAGTACTTTCTATACGGGGATAAACCACGATGGGTACCTTTATATTTTTACATTAGTCCTAATGGTACACCCTCTTCTTCAACCTTTATGATTGGAAAAGCTTAAAGAACTATGTTTGAAAGGATTGGTAAATATGAAATATATTGCGGTTTATAAATGTCAGTTATGTGGGGCACTCATACAATATGGAGAACCTCAGGAAATATCACGGGAGTGTTATGAAGCACTTCCTGAACTATGTGCTCGAGTTATTAACAATCAACTTTTTGCAGGCAATCCATATTTACATACAGTACCCATGCAAATACCGCATATCCAATGTAAAAACGGTGGTTGTGGTATGGCTTATTTTGCTGGATTTACACAGGCATAGTGGTTTACAATATGAAAAGGAGCGTGAAAAATGTTAATCCGAATAATTTTGTTTTTATGTAGAATATATTACAAGAAGCATGGCCAGCCTATTTTGTATATTAAAGGGACCGGTAGAGACTACCCTAGGCATTTGTTGTATACAGAGGACGAAGAACAATATAAAAGAATGGACGAATTTTAACGAATCGTTTAAAGGAGATAATATGAAGTATATACAGTGTTCTTCACACGGAAATGTGACGATTGTAGAAATGAGAGAGTTAATGTTTACCATAGAACCAGAACCACTTACAGTCTTCGCATCCGAACATGATAAAAAACTTTTATGATTGAGAGGGGTTTATAATGGAAAGTTGTTTAACATGTAAGTCTAATTCTATATGTAAATGGAAAGGAGAGGCTAAAAGATTATTAAACGAAACCCACATATATGTTAATCCGGACAGTCCGTTTAGTATAGTTTTATATTGTGGTAAATTTGAAAGGAGCGAGTTAAATGATTAATAAATTCTTAGGAGAATATTACTTTTTAAGTAATTTCAGTGATTCTAAAATAGAAATGAATGGATTCATATTTGATAACGCGGAAGCAGCATTCCACTCTTTTAAAGACACTAGTAGACAATCTGAATTTGCTGACCTAAATCCATATTCTGCCAAAAGAAAAGGTAGAACCGTCAAACTTAGAGAGGATTGGGAGAGAGTTAAAGATGATATTATGTACCAGGTAGTTAAAGCAAAGTTCGAACAGAATGATGAATTAAAAGAAAAGTTATTAGCAACTGGAAATGAAGAGTTAGTTGAAGGTAATACATGGAATGATATGTATTGGGGAGTATATGACGGTAAAGGTTATAATGTTTTAGGTACAATCCTTATGCTGGTAAGACACGAATTGAAAGGGGAGAGTTAAATGCTAACAAGTAAAGAACTCGAATTGGTTAACAGTATACTTATGGCAGTCAAATATTCTGGAACTGTTGTATATAATCGTAGCGAACTTTCCGAGTACAAGGGTTATAATATTATACATGCTATAAGAGAAGTTGAATCCAAAGGAATAAAATGCGAAAAAATTTCAGATAGGAATGGAAAACTAATTGCATTTATAGTGAGGGAATAAATATGAGAATAAAGCCATATACCAATATCGGAATAAAACGTATGAAATGTTTTAAATGTGGTGAGAAAGCAGCCGCCCAATGGCAGATTTGCTCAGACAGTAATCAGTATAGACCGGTGTGTCTAAAGTGCGATTTCGAATTAAAT